GCGTCCATCGCACCGCGCTCGGTTCGAGCGGCAGGTCGCCGGCCGGGATCTCGGTCGTGATCGTCCTGACCCTGGCGACCGACCGGTACTTGAACACCGCGTCGGGCAGGTGGAGGTAGGCGACGAGATGCCCCTCGTCGTCGACCCAGCGCTTGAGCGCAGCCACGCGCTGCGTCCGGTCCTTGGCGGCGGCTTCCACCACGCAGTCGAGCGGGTCCTCGACGGTCACCACGGGCGTCCCGTCCGGGGACGGCTCCACGATCGCGTAGGCGACGCCCTTCATGAGCGCCTCCGTGTGCGCCAGCTGGGAGCCGGCGTCGAGGTCGTTCTCCTGCCAGATGCGGCGCCAGATGTCGGCATCTCCCTCGGCATCCCGGAAGCGGAAGCCCTGGACCTCGAGCCGCTCACCGGGCGCGTCCACGACGAGGCTCATGAAGTTGGAGCTGAACTCCCGGAAGCGGGAGCCGAAGGCGTCCCGGAACTTCTGGCTCGCGAACGCCAGCGGCTGGTGCCCGTCGTAGTAGGCCTCGAACGTCTCGAGGTCGAGCCGTCGCGCCTCGAGGCGCGCGAGGAGACGGGCCAGCCACCACTCGGGAGAGCCGGCGGGAGCAGTGCGGAGGTCGAGCGTGTCCGGCATCAGAAGCCCACCGGGACGCGGGGTTGGCGCACGAACGGCTTCGGCGCCTCCTGCATCGCCATCGCGACCGCCATGACCATCGCCACGCAGGCGTCGTTCTTCCTCGGCGTCACCTTCCTCGGCTTGGTGACCTTCATGCCGCGTTCCGTGAGGATCGCGGTGGTGTTGGCGACGTGCTCCGCGAGCACCGGGTCGCCGTCATGCGCGAGCCGTCCGGTGGTGATCAGCTCGAACGCCTGGGTGCTGGCTGGTCCCATCGTGGTCGCGTTCTGGGGGAAGTCGACCATCGCCAGCCCCTCCTGCTCGAGGGTCTCGGCGGATTCGGAGAACGCCCAGCGGTCGTAGGCGAAGGCAGGACCGGGCAGCACCCGGTTGGTCTTCTCGTCCCGGGCCTGGGACACCGGGAAGCGACCCCGCAGGTCGCGCAGATAGACGCGCATCGACTCGGTGTTGACGCGGCCGGTGGCGGGGTGGGGCGGGAACACGCGCGACCTCACCACGACGCGGTCCCCCTGGCGCTGGGCGACGACGATCGCGGACAGGTCGCTCGTCTGGCCCTTGTCGATTCCCACGCCGACCGGGAGGGTCGCTTCGAGGCCGTGGAGCGGGTCACCGGGATCGGGGTCGCCGACTCGACAGCCCGACCACGCTCCGTCGGGGAGCCAGGCTTCCTCGGTGCCGACGAACTGGTTGAGGTGGTACCGGCGCCACTCGAGCAGGGCGCCGCGGGACTTGAGGCGGGCGTACTCCTGGGCGAGGTACTTGCCATCGCGGAGCCAGGAGGCGGGGTTGGCGCCCAGCCAGACCGCGGGGTCCTCGATGTCGGCGTCCCGGGCCGCGCCGTACCACCAGATGAGGACGCCGTTGGCCCGGTCGCGGTAGACCAGGAGCGAGCCGCGCTCCTCGAGCTCGCCCGGTCCGTCGAACATCGAGGCGTGCAGCTCCGACAGGATGCCCGGACCATCGACGCCCGCGGTGCTGATCCAGAGGGTGAAGGGCTGCTCCCGTGCTCCGGTGCCGGTCGTGAGCGCGGTGTAGAGATCCGCCGTCCGGTGGGCGTGGAGCTCGTCGATGATGTTCGCGTAGGGGTTGAGGCCGTGCTGGAGCGCAGCGTCGGCAGACAGCGATCGCATGACCCCGCCGTTGCGCGGGCACTCGATGAGCGTCGTCCGGACGGTGACGTGACGGGCGAGTCGGGGTGACTGCTGGGCCATGCGCCGGGACTGGCCGAGCACGATGCCGGCCTGGTTGCGGGCGGCAGCGGCGACGTAGACCTCGGGCTCGGCCTCCCCGTCAGCGACCAGGAAGTACAGGCCGGCGGCACTGGCCTGGACGGACTTGCCGTTCTTGCGGGGGAGGCCGAGGCCGACCTCCTGGTAGACCCGGAGGCCGGTGACGGGATCGACCTCGAGGGCCTCCCACCAGAAGTCGCGCTGCCACTCCTCGAGGCGCAGCGGCTCGCGGGCCCAGCGTCCCTTCGTGTGGCGCACGTAGTGCTCGCAGAAGGCGGCGAAGCGAGGGCCACCGGTGAGCTCGTCGGGGACCACGGCTCAGGCATCGCCGCCCACCACGCGCAGACGGGGGCTATGTACAGGCGGCCGAGAGTCCCAGAATGCTCGTGGCGGTCGCGGGGCTCGGGTGAAGCGCCGGACCAGCTCACAACCTACGGGGGCAGCGCCTTGGCCGTCGACATTCCCGTGCTGCGCACCAGACGCGCTGTTCTCGCCGCTGCGGCGGGCGCTGCGGCGGCCGTACTGAGCCAAGCCATCGGCCGTCCGATCGGGGCACGTGCTGCCGATGGCGACGCGATCCACCTCGGTGATGCACTCACCGGCAGCGGAAGCACCATGCTCACCACCACCGGTGAGTACGGGCTCCACGCAGCCAGCAGCAATGCCAACGGCGTCGGGGTCGGAGGCGCCGCCTCGTCGTCTACAGGTCCCGCATTCGGCCTGAGCGGTCGCAGCGCAAGCACCGAGGGGTCCGGCGTCTTCGGACTGGCTGAGGCGACCGATGGAGCGACGAAGGGTGTGTTGGGCGTCAGCAACAGCACGGCTGGCGTTGGCATGGCCGGCATCGCCCTCGCTACCAGCGGCGCGACCAGCGGCGTTTCCGGTCGCACGGACAGCGCCGATGGCAACGGCGTCATTGGCTTTGCCACGTCCACGACGGGCCTCAACTACGGTGTCTACGGGACGAGTGCGAGCGTGGACGGCGTTGGAGTCTTCGGCGGAGCGAGTTCGCTCGACGGCCACACGGCAGGCGTGACGGGCCAGAACCGCAGCCCAGGCGGGTTCGGCGTGTACGGCTCTGCCGAGGCGACGAGTGGTGCGAACTACGGGGTGTACGGCACCAGCGCGAGCGTCGAAGGGACTGGCGTCTACGGGGGCGTCACCAGCGAGAGCGGTTCCAACTTCGGCGTCTACGGTCAAAGTTCGAGCACTGGCGGCTTCGGTGTGGCTGGAAACGCATCGGCGGCGAGTGGTCCATCCCGAGGCGTCTTCGGCTACAGCGAGAGCACCGAGGGCTACGGCGTCTACGGCGTCGCAGGCGCCAAGACCGGGTACACGGCCGGGACATTCGGGGTGAACCAGAGCGCATCGGGCACCGGTGCCATCGGCTGGTCCATCGGCGACGGCTCCGGCGTTCTCGGCATGACTGGGCTGGACCGCTTGCCAGATCCCCAGTCCACCGCTGCTGTGTACGGGGTCGCCGGACAGGACGACGGCCGGGGCGGCGTGTTTGATGGGAAAGCGGCCCAAGTGCGTCTCATGCCCTCCGTGGCCGCCACCCATCCGGCGAGTGGTCAGCCGGGGGACCTGTTCCTGGACAAGCGCCACCGCCTCTGGTTCTGCAAGGGGGGCTCGACCTGGAAACAGCTGGCCTGACATCCGCGGCTCGTCATTCATCGCGGTCGCCCACCACGCGCAGCCTCGGCGGTGGCCCGAGGACGTCCTCGATATCGGTGGGCAGCGCGGATGCCTCGACGCGGAGGCCGGCCCGGGCCGACGGGCTGAGGCCCAGCTCGCGCGCGAACAGGCGGACCGCGTCGGCGTTGTCACGGACGACCTGATGGAGCGGGTTTTTGACGAACTCGCCATCGCGCCGCAGCAAGGGACTCGACTTCGAATACAGCTCGGCGGCCTGGGCGTAGCGGGCGACCGCCTCGCAGTAGCAGCGCAGGACATCGGCGTCGGCGCCCACGATCACGTCCGATCCGCGCATCTCGCGGACGACACGGCGCCACACCTTCTGGGCCTCGTCGTCCATGCCCCGCGGCATCTGGGGTGCGCCGCGGCGGGGCAGCGGCTCCATCCGGTTGACGCGGGAGGGGCGTGTCTCGCCGTTCCGGAGCTTCACGCCGGTCGGGGTGGGGGCGGGTCCGCGGCGGCCCATCACGCAGCCTCCGCCGGCGGTGCGGCGATGCGCTCGGCCTTGATTCCCGTGAACTCCTCGAAGCGCCGGACGATCACGTCGCAGTAGAGCGGGTCGATCTCCATGAGGCGAGCACGCCGGCCGGTCTGTTCTGCGGCGATGAGCGCGGAGCCCGAGCCACCGAACAGGTCGAGCACGATCTCGCCGGGCAGCGAGCTGTACTCGATCGTCAGGCGCGTGAGTTCGGTGGGCTTCTCGGTCAGGTGGACCATCGCCCGCGGGTTGACCTTCTTGACCGACCAGACATCGGTCGCGTTCGGGGGCCCGAAGAAGCGATGCCCGGCGCCCTCCCGCCAGCCGTAGAAGCACCACTCGTGGTTGCCCATGAAGTCCTTGCGGGTGAGGACCGCGTGCTCCTTCACCCAGATCACCGCCTGGCTGAAGTAGAGGCCGGCGGCCCGCAGGGCGGGCGGGTAGTTGGCGATGTTCGCGTAGCCGCCCCAGATGTAGAACGCGCCACCGGGACGGAGCACGCGCGCGCCGTTGCGGAACCAGGCGTCGAGGCGTGCCGCGAAGTCCTCGTCGGTGATGAAGTCGCCGACCAGGGGCCGGTCCTTGGCGCGCATCCTCCGGTGGGTCGCCTGGGCCTTCTCGGGATGGCGCGCCAGGTCCATCGACTGGTGATGGGACGCGGGGGGCTTCAGGCGTGCCGCGTCGAACTCGTGAAGGCCGCGGGCGTTGCGGCGCTTGGCCTGGCTCGCCTCGAGGGCGGTCTGGTAGGAGGCATCCCACTGATCGGACATCCCCGCCGCGATCGCGTTGTTGGAGCGGGGCTCGACCTTCACGTTGTAGGGCGGGTCGGTGGAGAGCAGGTCAACGGTGGCGCCGTCGAGGAGCCGATCGAGGTCCGCGGGGTTGCCTGAGTCTCCGCACAGCAGCCGGTGCTCGCCGAGGATCCACAGGTCCCCCGGCTTGGTGATCGCCTCGTCCGGGGGCGCCGGGATTTCGTCCGGGTCGGTGAGCCCCGCCTTCGGCTCGGGTGCTGACAGGCGGGCGAGCATCGCGCCGAGCGCCTCGTCGTCGACCGAGACATCCGCGAGCAGCGCCCGGAGCTTCTCGTCGTCGACGCCGGCCATCGCGGCGAGCGGATCGAGGGACGCAAGGACGAGTGCCTCCTCATCGGCATCGAGGTCCACGTAGCTCACCGGGACCGACGCCTCCCCCCGGGTGATGGCGAGCTCGACGCGCAGGTGGCCATCGACCAGGTGCCCGGTCCGGCGGTTCACAAGGATCGCCGACACCCAGCCGACCTGATCGAGCACGCCCGCGAGCGCCTGCTGCTGCGCCTTCGGATGCGTTCTCCAGTTCGCGGGGTTGGCGAGCAGCTGATCGGGTGCCTCGTCGCCCGTGCCCACGATCCGGGACCGCCAGGGGGCGGGCGCCGGGGCATTCGAACGGTTCCGAACGGACGGTGTCGTCACGGTGTCATCGCGCTCCGACGCCTTGCATCACGGCGCGTCCCGAGCGACTCATGGACGCGTCCAGACGCCATCCCCGACCCGAAAGGAGACCCCAGTGACCGATCAGGCAAGCCTCGACCGCCTCATCGCGGACGCCCAGCGGGAGCTCGACGCCGCCATCCGATGGGCCGCCACCGCGATGCCGGAATCGCCCCTGGCGATGAAGGTCCGCGACCGGGAGCGCATCCGGCACGCCGAGATCGAGCTCGACGCGCTTCGCGACCCGGTCGCGGAGGACCCTGAGACGCCGGCCGAGCGACGCGCGGCGCTGATGAGCGCGATGGAGGGCGGCTACGCCGCGCCCGAGGACTTCGGCCTGGACGACGCCCCCGGGTGCGAGGGGTTCGCGGGCGAGAACGCCTGGGGCCCCTGCGCCCGATGCGGGGAGCGCCTCGAGGACCACGACGCCTGACGCCGAAACCGGGCGATCGCCCGGTCCGCCGGAGACCCCGCCCGGCGCTGACGAGGCAGGGGACCAACCAGGAGCACCACGATGGCCAGCAAGAAGGACGCCACCACCCAGACCACCAGCGGCATGCGCCGCTGCATCGGCAGCACCACGTTCGGCATCGAGGCCCACGAGGCGCCGGTCGACGAGTTCCCGGTCCAGGCCAGCCAGAAGGACGGGCTCGGCCGCATGTGCAAGCCGCACTGGCGCCAGTACACCAACGCGCTGCGGAAGGCGGCGGTCTCCCGCAAGGCGGCGGAGGCCGCGACCGAACCGGTCACGGAGCCGGAGCTGATCGCGGAGACGGATGCCATCACCGAGGGCGAGCCCGGGGCGACGGCGCCGCGGAAGGGCCGCCAGCCGAAGGTCCAGGCGGAGCCCGAGGAGGTCGCCGCCGC